GAATTTTGGAGTCCAACCTGCGTTTCTAAATAACCACACACCACACCACACACACATGAGCTACCCATCAACACCCTACGAAATCGAACTCCACGACAAAGACGGCTATGTGGATTTCATGGAATCCTTCCCAACCGAATGGCTGGCGTTAGACGCGATTCCTCCAATGCTAGCCAAGGCTAGAGCAGAAGCTGTCGAGCATCCTGACTGGTACGAGGGGTGCTTCTTCAAGCTGGTCAAGCATGAGGTCGATGGCATGAGCGAATGGCGTGAACCCATTGAAAGTTTTCAAATTTGATTGCCGCCATGTACACTTTTTTATCATCTAAAAAAGAACGCGATAGGTTCAGGGAACGGAATATGAAAAAGCGGCAAGCAAGGATTGAAAAAGCCGAAGCAATGAAAACTGGATACCGCGAGAGAATCTTTGCAAAGCTGGGAGAGATTCCTCCTGCAAAACCAAAAGCTAGCAAGCTGTCGATCAAGATCACCGCATATGCAGACGCGCTGTTGCAGAAGCATTATCCACAACCAGTGCAGGCCAAGCGTCAGCAGGACTACAGCGACCACAAATTCCCACCGACCTATATCGGCCACCTGTGGGAGCCAGCAGGCGAGCGCGGCTTTGAAGACTTCCAGCGAGCCTATCACGGCGTACAGCGCAGGCAGGAGACAGGCAACCTGACTCACGACCTGACGACCTTGATCAAGTCCAAGCGGTAGGCTATCCTGACTCCATGCTAATCCTCCTAGACCGCGACAGCGAGCCTCCGCCAAGCGTCCCACCCATTGAGACGATGGCGCAGTTCTATGAGTTTGTGGTCAAGGACATCTCGCGCCTGCAATTTTACAAGGTATCTTCCGCTCGCTACATGGAGGGGCGATTCTACGCCGAGTTGTACGCTACCGAGGCTGGCTGGGTGTGGAACCTAGCCGAGATTGAGGAGGCCGCGCCATGAGCTTCAGGAGGGTCTGTAGCGCGCTTTTCAACGGAAAGCGATGGCAGATAGGGTTTGGGATGACTGGCATGACAGAAGGCAGGGTCAACGATGGAATCTGTCGTTACCATTCCAAGCGCATCGTGATCCACCGCGCAGTCAAGGGTCGCGTAGTCTCGCTGGAGGAGGCTACTATCCATGAATGCGCGCACGCCGCATTTCCCATGATCATGGAAGAAGACATCGACGCTTTCGCGGCTACCACTGCCAAGGTGCTGGCTAAAATGCAGGCCGCAGAGGGGTCATAAAATTATTTTCACTTTTTTTTATTTTGTTGTTGCAAAACCCAAGCGATAGTCCATAATGATCCTATGAATCGAATCCAAATATACCCAGCAGGCGGAAACATAACCGAACATCCTCTTTACTACAAGCGAATCGTCGCTGGTGAGGATATTTCTTTCCTTACCCATGCGGTAATCGACGGCAAGTACGCTTGCAAAATCTCTGGAAACTACCTGTGCCATGACACATCTCTGGAAGATCAGAACGGCCTTCCTACCTGCTCCACCTGCGCCAAAAAAGTCATCAAAGCTAGGGCAAAAAATAATTAAAAATATTTATTGCAAAACCCAAGCGTAGGCACTACTTTCTTAATTGTCAGCCACACACAACACACACACAACACACACACATGAAAGAGACCACATACACAAACCGCATCAACAACGACAAAATCATCGTGATCCATAACGGATCATTAGTTGAAGAAGTCTGGGTAGAAACCGAGTCGGATCGCCGCCGCAATCAAGCAGGCTCCAGAATCAACTTCCAGTCATTCATCAACCTCCTCAACTATTGGACAGACTTCAATCTGCTAGCCAAATAACCACCACCAAACCCACACACACATATGACCTACACAACCTACATCACCTGCGCCGTTGCCTTAATTTTCTCTATCAGGAAACACTGGAAAAAACGCAATGACTCCTGTCTTAAACATCGCATCTGGGTGCGTAAGGAGCTTCGCAATACCATCAGTTCTCTGCGCGAGATTCGCCAGATTGGAGTCACCTACTAACCCACACCCATGACATACACCGAACACCAACAAGTCGCGATCATCGAACAGACCTGCGACGAAGTCCGCAAAGAGAACGAGCAGTTAAAAACAGACATCCTGTTTTTGATTCACGATATGGAAACCATCCTGCGCCTCAATAGCCTTGGAAAAACCAAGGAGATTGCTGACCTGATCAAACTAACCCTCAAATGACACCTGAAATGATCGGACAAGACATCCTTTGGTTTTTCCAAGGCATGATCAATATCCTAATCCCATTCTCGCTAGCATTCATCGCACTCCACATCTACTACACAAACAAATGAACACACACGAACTATCCTCACTTGAAGGACTACTAGCCTGTCAGATCAAACTGGCAGAGCGTCACGGCCTCGACGAGATCCGCATTAGCGTTCCACGCGCACGCGAGATCCTGCATCAGGCAATCATTGGTCAGAAGCGTTCAGAAATTGCGCCTAAAAAGGAGCCGTTGTTCTTTAGCCGACTCGACGCAATTCACTTCACATCATAAATATATGCTTGACACTGATACCGAAGCGTCTAAACCCAACCAAATGGATACACACCCATACAAAGCAGGCAAAGACGATATGCGTGAGCAATTGCTCGCGTTCATCTACGAACGCTACTGCTACTACCGAACCTTCTTTGGGAAGGAATCGCAAACAGCATTAGAACTGAAGCGCATCATCCTCGACATCCGCGAGGATCAGGCGAAAGAAATCGAAAACATAAAATCAACCGCCACTGATGAATGATCTCTGGCGACCTGCGAGTATCCCTGCTGGATGGAGTGCGGCATATAAAAGCCTATCTGCTCGCTGGGAACTCGTATGTCGTCATGGATTTCATCACCCTCACCCTGATGATCCTAACTTGAAAGCGGACGGCATCCATGCCTGCGATGGGTGCTGTTCCGAGTTCAAAGAGTTTTCCATAAATAAATCCCATGAAATTACATCATAATCCCTGCATCCCATACATTTGGATAATGCTTGATAATCTTGACAAAAGAGGCTTGTTAGTCCGTAAATTGCGTCCTGCGGTAATTATGCCGCTGAAAAATCAAACCAATTTATGTCAAAAGAGCCTGTCAACCACCCTGCCTTCCCTGTGTCAGCCTACGCTGGAGACAACACTAACCCTCCAGTGCGCCCCAACAGCGGCATGAGCATTAGAGACTACTTCGCATCCGCCGCTTTAGTTGGACTCACTACGCCAGCATCAGCAGGCGATCCAGAGGCAACAGCGGAGAATGCTTATGCGATTGCTGATGCAATGCTCCAAGAAAGGCTGTATACTACGCGCAAATAATATGTGGCATCACAATCCTAAAAACCCTCTTCAGGTAAATAAGCCCAAAGCACCTGCCAAGCCTGCGGCTCTCAACGCCAGCGCGGAGGAGCCTAAGTCATCATCGCTGTCATCGCTGAAGTTTGCTACTCCTGAGATTCGCGTCGGCCTGAACAGCGCGAAGTCGTCCATGCCTGATAGCGTCAAAGTTCCCAAGGTATCTACCAAGATGCCTAAAGATAAGAATGTCATCATTCCCAAAGTCAAAAAAATGCCCAAGCGCAAGCTGACGGCCTAACCAAACAAACACCAACACCATGGAAGATACAACATCCGAAACATCCAGCGTAGCACCTGAAGTAGTAGCCGCCGCTGGCGCAACAGGAACCGCTCCAGAGGCTCCCACAAACATTGTGCCTATGCCTGCGCCTGAAAGCACAGAAAACGCGCCTACAGAGGCTCCTGCGAAGCCAGAACCTAAGAACCTTCAGGAGCTTATTGCTAGCATCGACATTGAGAATGTCACCGAGCATGAGATCATCATTGACTTAGTATCTGGCATCCAGCAGGTGGCGGTTCGCGCTTCCATCGCTCTGGGATTACTTGAGCGCAAGGCCAAGGCCGAGGCCGCTAAAGCTACTGCCGAGGCCGCTAAAGCTACTGCCGAGGCCGCTAAGACTACTGAGACTCCAGCCGCCGAGTAATGAAATCAGGCAAAGCCAACAACACCGCTCGCGCTTCCAAGGCATCGGACGCCGCGAGCAGATTGACGGCTCCACGCGCCCACGCCGCTCCGAAGGCTCCTATGGGAGCTAACGGAGAGACTGGCGATGTCCAGCGCGCCGCTAGAAAGGTATTCATCCTGCGACGCAACAATCTATCGACAGCCAATTGACACATTCATTCATTCACACATGGACGACATCGTAAACCATCCGAGACACTATACCGCTCATCCCAGCGGCATTGAGGCCATACAGGTCACCGAGCATATGAACTTTTGCCTTGGAAACGCAATGAAGTACCTCTGGCGTTCAGGCAAGAAAGACGCCGCTACAGAAATTACTGACCTGCGTAAAGCGATCTGGTATATAGAGCGCGAAATCCTACGCCTACAAACTCCCAATGAAAAATAAAAACCCTCACCTCCAGCGTCTCATCAATAAGACTGAGACCTATCACGAACTCATGAACAGCCGTATCTCTCCTAAGACGCGCAAGAGCCTCAACAGCAAGTTGGGCGGTCTCGCGAAGGGCATGAAGATCAAACCAATGGACATGGAGGGAAACAAATGAAAAAAGGTCTCTGGTACAACATCCACATGAAGCAGAAGCGCATTGAGGCTGGATCTGGCGAGAAGATGCGTAAGCCAAACAGCGCAGGCGCACCTACGGACGCCGCCATTAAAAAGTCACAAAAAACATCCAAGAAAAAATGAGCGAGAAGAAATTTAAGAAGGTTGTTACCAATCCTGACACAGGAAAGAAGAATACCATTCGTTACGGCGCGAAAGGATATTCAATCGCTCCTCACACGAAGAAAGGCGACTCCTACTGCGCTCGTTCAGCAGGACAAATGAAAGACCATCCAGCGGCGGCGCATGATCCAAACTCCCCACTGCGCCTCAGTCGCAAGAAGTGGGCGTGCATTGGCAAGCGTTCTGCGCGATGAGCGAGGCTATTCCTAAAAATCAATTCGGATGGGGAGGCGGCAAAGGCGACTACGAACGCCCAGTCAACCGCCGTGTGTTCCGCGAGAACATCGACAAGATTAAGAAGGGAGCGATGCGCGGTACACCTGTTGCAAAGAAGGGTGGAAAAACTACATACAAATATTTATGAAAGTCACAAAGAAACTCGTAAAGCATCTTACCAAAATTGGCAAAATCGGAGGCAAGGCAACCACCGAAAAAAAGGCAAAAGCGGCAATCGAAAATGGCAAAAAGGGCGGCAGGCCGAGGAAACATCCTGTCCGCCAAGCCGCATAAACAGAGGCTGTAGAAACTATTTTCATTTTCTGAAAGATTTTCCTTGGAAACCCAAGCGATCTAGGCAATATTGGTCGTGTAGTCAATAAACACACACCAACACACACACATGAAAAACAATGGTTACTTCATCAGCACAGGCGACAAGAGCGGCTTCTATACACTTCGCAGGATGGACATCGAACCCACCTACGAGATGAACGACAACGGCGATTACGCCTGCACAGGTGAAACGCACAAGGAGACTTTCCTCCAGAACCTGTCCACAGATCGCTCCGAAGCCATCATTAAGGCCAAGGCTCTCACAGGTCACGACCTTGAGATCGGATTTGACCTGACCGAGATCGAACGCCTGAAGGCCGAAGAGTATGCGCTCCGCCGCGAGCAGAAGCAGGCAACAATCCTTGCCTTCATCGCCTCCAATACCAAGTTCAGCGAGATGTACAACTTCGCCGCCCAAAATACTGGCAACACCTTCGCATCAGTTCGCGGAGAGTACGAGATCAGCACCATCCGTGACATCATCCAGAAACTGGAGCAGTACGGATCGGTTTCCGAGTCACAGGTTAACTTCGCGGTAAGCCTATTCAATAGCCTGATGGAAAAGATCGAACAGACTAAGGTTATTGAGGCCGCCAAAGCCGCGCTCATCGCCAGCGGTGCAAAGGCTCCTGAAGGCAAACAAAGTGTCTCTGGGACGATCTTAGGCTTCAAGGAGGTGGTATCCTACATCAATGGTCGTAGCCGCTTCACCACCAAGGCAATCATCCAGCTTGATAACGGAACCAAGTGCTACGGCACGCTGGCTTCTTGCTCTCAAGCCATGAAGGGGGCGAAGGTCTCATTCACCGCTGACTTTCAGATCAGCAACACTGATCCACTATTCAGTTTCTACAAGCGTCCAACCAAGTGGGTTGAGACGATGGCGGAGGAAACAATTGCCGCATTAAAATAATTCTTTACACGCAATCCCAAGCGCATATATAAACCTTCCCTGTGGTCACAAAACACACACACACATCCATGATTTCCATTATGCCCACCAATCTGACAAAAAATCAGATTTCTACTTTAAGAAATTGTGCCAAAAAGCATGGCGCAGTCTTGCGGCTTGATTCTTACGGATTCACTTTGGATTGCGGTTCCAAAATTTGGAAAACCTCGCAAGACCCAACAATGTATTTTCAAAGGGATTCTAAAAACTTTTCTTGTGCAATTTCCATGATGGATTTTGGTACGGAAAATCCTAGATAATCACCAACCAACCCAAACAAACACACATATGGCTAACACCACATCAACCCTAAACTCCGCCCTAGTAGCCGCCCTTGGCGAGCTTCGCAATGTCCCAAAGGACAAAGTCAATCCGCACTTTAAGTCGCGGTTCACATCACTCGACGCAATCCTCGACGCCACGCGCCCTGTGCTTTCCAAGCATGGGCTGGCAATGTCGCAGGAGCCAGTCTATGAGGACGGCATGGCAGGCGTAGTTACACGCATCATCCACGCTGGCGGTGAAAGCCGCGAGAGCAAGCTCCTCTTGCCTCTACGCGACCAGTCCGCCCAAGGCGTTGGCTCTTGTTTGAGCTACGCTCGCCGTTACTCCGCCGCCGCTGTTTTAGGAATTGCTAGCGATGAGGATGACGATGGTCAGGTCGCCAGCACACCTGCCAAAGCGGTGATAGCCAAGCCAGCTTTTGCCAAGAAGCCAGAGCCTGCGCCTTTACCAGAGCCTACCACCCCAGCCGCCTTGGATGAGTGGGAGATCATGTTCAAGACGATGGAGGCATACAAGGTCTCCGAGGAGCAGGTTCGCTCATTCTTGCTAGCCAAGGGCGTCGAGGTTCCAGAGTTCCTGATCGACCTGCCGCTCGCTGTTGCCAAGCGCGTCAACGAGAAGTTCGCGGACATCGTAACCTCCACCAAGAAATAGTATGACCGACGAACGCAA